ATTGTTTATCAAATTTCACGATTAGATTTCCAAGATAAGTACCAGAACTATATCTTGTGATATCTTCGCACCAATACCAATAATCGAAAATCTCTTTTGTTTCAACATCCTGCCAACGCAAATGATTTAAGCATATTTTTAAAATAGCTTTTTCATAAAATTTGTTATTGCTTGGTTCAGATACAATAATCCATATGTCGCCATCAAATCGTACATATGCAAATCGTTGCAGTGTTCCAATAGGAACTAAAATCTGTCGATCCTCAGTTTTAATTTGTGTATCAGAAGTAACACTTTGAATGATTGCTTTACCTGGTACAATAAGTGAAAAATCACTATTTATAAACTCTACATTATCGCACAACATTGTAGTATCAAGCATTTCCTGAAACCCTTGTTGAGCATATGAGAAAAATTCGTCCCCTTCAAATCCACCATTATAAATAGGTGGCTCATTCATTAAATACCACTCAGCAGACAATAGAAACACCTCCTACACTAACGCAGCGGGTTTTTGTTTCACACTGATATATGCAATTTTTTCATTAACAGCGTCGGCTTCGGCTTTTGTGTATTTCTTAGTGTCACCAGTTCCATTGAGACTGATATCTTTACCAATGACATTGTTAAGCTGGTTGACACGTCTTACTTCTTGCTCCATATAATACGATTTCATTATTTCGGCTAATGTTATTATGATACTGTACTTTAAACGACCATCTGCTTCGAAAGAATCTGAATTTTGTGATGGTCTTATAAATTCCTGAATCATAGGATCATATCCCAGACTCTCAATATCAAGCTCAAATTGTCCAAGTGCGTTTTTAAACCACTGTTCAATCAGTGAATCAGAAAGTTTATATTTGCATTTAATAATTGATTCAAATGCAGAAACAACTTCTTTATATTGCGTCATAACGCACCTCCATGTGCTTCATTTATGACAACTTAATGCCGGAAATTTTTTCAATTGCAGCAAGTTTGTAGGATGGCGCATCATCAATATTCACATCTGGATATAATGCGTGATTTGTACACATAATAGCAATCATCCTTTTTTCTGAATTAGTAACAACCAGCTCAGAAAGTCTCTGATTAAACAGCGGCTTAGATTCTATTGCTAATAACTCATTGACTGCTTCAGATGTAAGCTGAACAGGGTTTGTCGGCTCACCGAATACATATTCTCTAACAAGAGAATCTACAATCTGCAGCGAAGCATGTCCCCCTAATCCATCTATACCACAAAACAGCTCATTTCCATTATTTACCTGATCTTCAATTTCGGATAATTTAAACATAGTTTTTTGGCTTGGATTAATAATTATGCCCTTTGTTACTTGTTCAACATTTCCGTCTCTAGGAATAAAACTTAATTCCCAGGCGCGAAGATTTCTTACTTCAACACGATCTGACGGTTTTAAGTCATCAACAGTACGTGTTTTAGCGGCTTTTGTAGTTGTCTTTCTTGTTCTTGCAGTTTTTTTCTCTGTAATAGGCTCTGCAACTACGTTGTCTTTTTCCATGACTTTCTCCTTATGAATAATGGTGGACAGTATTCAACCATCCACCATAAATTAATTTATTTATATTATCTTTGTAATTAAGCGTCTTTCGCCATCATACCAATTTCGAACTCACGACCCTTAGTAACATCTGCACCGATTTCCATATCAAAACGAGTCTTAACTGTACCTGTTTCAATATCTGTCCCCTGCATTGTAGTAATACCACCACGTCTGAAGATATTCAGTGGAGATTTATTACCAGCAGCAGTAAAGTAGAGTTCGTCGTCTGCGTAATATGTCTCAAATCCAGATTTGTCAGCAAGCGGTTTTGTGTAGTTGTAAGGATTTGCAAGCTCAACGAGTGTAGATCCTTTGTAGAAACCATTAAGACCAGCTTTTGCGATTTCATCAACCTGAGCAGGAGAGTAGAACGGAATCTTTGCATCGCCTACAGTTTTGTAACCATTCCAGTCACAAATTGCTGAAAGAATACCGTAGTCACCAAGAATAGCAACTTTACCCATCTTACGTATTTTTGCTACCATGCTGTCAACCTGTGCCTGAGTAGGAGCGTTTCCAGAATATGTAGCATAGTTCTTCACATATTTTGTGTTGTTTGCAAGGGAATTTTTCATAATTCCAAGAACATAAGCAACAGCTTTATTATTCATATCAATCTGAACCTGAGCTGCTTCTTCTGCAACAGAACCATCAAAGTTACCGGAAGCAAGTTCACGATAGTCGATAGCCATACCAGCAGAAATAGTTCTTGTCATTACTGGGTATTCCATCCAGTTACGTCCAGCAAAACTTACATCAGAATTAGCAGCCTGCAGACGGGCATCAATGTTTTCGTAGTTGTAAGTTTTTACTTTCGGCTGTTCATGGTATGCCAGTTCGTGATAATTTCCAAGGAAATCAAACACTTTCATAGCCTCAAGCAATTTTGGTTCAATCATAAATTTTACGATTGTATTGATTTCTGCTCTAGCTTTCATATCACCGTTTTGTGCGGCATTACCCAGAGATACAAGCTTCTTTGCAACTGCGTCTTTCTGTTTTCCGAATCTATCAGCATCAGTTCCGGCGAAAAGAGCAGAACAGATTTCTACCATCTGTCTAAATTTAACTTCATCTTTAATGGTAACACTATCTTTAGATGTGTTAGACATTTCAATAGAAGTATTTAATTCTAAAATGTTTTTACCCATTATTAGTTCCTCCATTTATTTGTCTTAACTAGGCAATAACAACAACTGCTGCCAGACCTTCGGCATTATAAGTTGTCTTTTCGATTACCTGAAGATATTCTTTATAGTCGGCTACACCTGTTGCTTTTGGAACAACTTTGAGTTTCCCGTCTGTATCAGCAACAAGGTAATCACCCTCCGCAATACTTGCGTATGTGCCAGTAACCTGATCCATGTCCATATCAAGAACCCTGTCTTTCAGTGAAGCGAGAGTGAAGAGACGTGGATTTTCACCGATTTCAATAGTGAAATCATTCGGTTCAAGAATTTCTGGCTTGTCAATTGTATTCATTACAATAGCAAGTCCTTCCTCTTTACCAGTTGTAGGAAGGGCAGCTTTCTTTGTCGCAACGTCATAGGTTACTACATTACCGTTTTTCAGAATTACATCTGCTGTGCAGAAACCAATGTTTACGGCATTTTTATATGTACCAATTTCTCTGAATTTTAACATTATTAGTTCCTCCGTTTATTTATATTATCTTATGCGAAGCAATCATCAAAATCTTCGATTGATGAATCATTCTTATGAATAGGATCTACCGCAGATATGATTCCATCAAATTCGTCTTTTATTGAGTTGATTTCAGAATTTTGAGTTTTCTGATCTTCGCGCATTTTTCTATAAGAAGCAGCTTCAATTTTTGTTGTAATTGAATTAATTTCTACTGAGAAAGGATCTTCATTGAAAGCATTAATCTCAGCTTCGGCATACTTCTTTTCTTCGTCTGTAAAAGAAGAGAGTGCCTGATTAAGCTCTGCAACTTTTCTTTCTTTCTTCATAGTGTTAAGTTCTGCATCTTTTTCAGCAATTACAGAATTAAGTTCGTCCTCTTTGTTTTTTGCCTCTTCGTCCTTTTTGTCGACTTCTGCATTTGCCTCTTCACATTTTTTATTTAATTCTTCGATTTCCTTGTCTTTTTCCTCAATAGTAGCATTAAGCTCTGTAACCTTAGAATTTAATTCAGCCACTTTAGATTCAAGATTGGAAACCTGTTCATTTACTTCAACATTTCTGGTGTCTTTAAAAGCATTAATTATATCTGTTTTAAAGCCAGAAAGTGCTTTATTCAGTTCTTCATTCATTTCGACATCCTCCAAATTATTTTTGAATTGATTGAGTTCAATCAATATTGCCGATGGATCTGAAGGCTTTATGGATAGAATGCAATATCCACTATAATCGTAAATCATAGGAATACGTCCCTGTTCTTTCCAACCACCGTCATAAATTATTTCGCCATCATTGTCTTTTGTGCCAACAAATTCGACACTGCCGCGAAGTTTCTTTCCATTTGCGAGCTGATCTTCAATCCATTTTACGAACTTCGGATATCTTCCTTCATTGATATATCCAGTAGCACATAAGCATCTATGTATTTCACCATCTATTTCAACATCTTCGATACTCCAATCTTCAAATGAACCCACTTGGACAGAATCCTCAAAAACAGGCATGTTTTTTATATGTCCAGTCAGTCCATGTCCATAAGGTACATCTTTATCGTCATCAAGAAACTCAGCGCACAGTGGCATACCTTTTACACTATCCGCATTATCACGGGTGTACTGCTCCAAGTAAGTTATACCGTTTCTGTTCCAGTGAGTTCTATCTGGATAAATTTCATGCAACGCAAATTTAACTTTTCTTCGACCATTTGGATTGGTGGCTTGCGAAATTTCTAAGATTCTTTCTTGAATTTCCATTTTATTTACCACCTTTTGTGTTTATTTATTTCAATAAAAAAGAACACCAAGTAAGTGTCCCATTTAAAGAATAACTATTTTATTTAAAATATATCTTTAGGCGTGTTTTTATCTAACATACCCTTGACAGATACAAAGTCATTTTTAAATTCTTCTGTTTCTGCAAAAATGAAGATAGATGCATCTGGGTTTTCCTTTTTAGGCTTAATGTCATATATAGGATGCCCCATTTTCAACAATCTTCTTGCAATTCCAGGAACAAAAACAGACTTGTATTTAATAGTAGTTGTTCCTACCATCTACACATAATCTTCCTTTCTCATTCTGTACTTGGTTTAGGATTGGAATTAGAACCAGAAGATTGTGATTGTATTGTATTTCGTTGGGTTATCTACCGAAGTTCTCCCACCTTTATCATCTTCGGAATTATTATCTTTGCCACTCATAGTATATGATGTAGCATGAACAGGATATTTATTTTCCATATCTGTTTCAACTTCATAATCAAGCAATGAAATATATGCATCCGCATCAAATCCAGTTGCACTGATCCATGCCAATAATGAGCCTTTTCCATTGGAATATAAATCCTTCATATATTGTACCTGTTTATCCCTATTTGAAAATGTAGTAGGAAGAATATAACAATCTACGACACACGAAGAATCTTTTATAACGTTTACATTTATACACTTATTAAGCTCTGCCATAAAATTTTCAATCCAGGTATATACATGGCTTGCAACCAACTCAAGATTAAGTGAAGCCGTTGCATAATTTCCTTTTGTATTACCATCAAGACTGGCAGAACTTATACCTAAATCTGCCGGAACGTTATTTTTTATAGATGCTTCATTTTTTTCATCAAAAATTCCAATGTCAACTTCCATTTTATCAAGTTTTGTTCCACTGGCGAGAGAAAAGAATGATATACCAGATTGACTCTTACGATTAATTACAGCATCCTTTACCTTTTCATGTTGATCTTTTTGCTGATCTTTTGAGAGAGAAGAAGTTCCTTTTTCTTTTCCCTCTGGGAATGTCATATATATAATTTGATTATTTATATTATCCAATACTGTACGTTTGGTGTTTATAAAATATTCAGCATATAAAATATCATCAAATGCCGTCACCGCCATCGGAACACCCCAAGGTTGATTAATCGCTGCATTTACTTTTGTAACAATCGTTTTCGTATCATCCAGCACAAGCCAAGGATTATTAAGATCGTGCTTGTTCCATCCATCACGAATTTCCTTTGGCATAGCTTGTAATCTGGCTTTCCTTTCTTTTTCTGTGAACTGCTCAAAATATCTCAGATTAAAAGCACAACGATAGTGATTGCTAATTCTTCCACAAATTCTGCACCAGTCTACCGGAAGTGTAATAATAGAAACGTCTAATCCAAGTTCATTGATTTCCACAATATTTGCAATATCATAATCAGATAAATATTTGGCATTATTAGCTGGGCGTTTCCCAGTTTCAAAATAGAAGAATGCAGTACCGTCATTCGCATCCTTCATCAAATTATCTCTTATATGCTGCTTATAATTTATTTTGTCCAACACAGACAACATTTTAAGACGGTTACTTTCAAAATTTCTAGGGCGTTGTTGTTTATTTCTTCGACTTTTACATACAATTACTTTATCAAGTGTATGCATAGAACATATATAGTTTACAGCAGCTTTAACACTTCCATTGGTGTTATACGCCCACCATGCCAAATCACGTAATTCTTTATTATAATATTGAGGATTTTTCGAATATTCACGAATCTCCCTAATATTGTGAGGTGAAGAGTCTAAGTAATCACCCAACACAGAATATACATATGGAAGAGTAGTATTATACGCAAAAGCATTAGTTTCTACATTTTTCGTACTAACTTTTGGTGTATAATTTCTTTTTCGCTTTCCATTAGTTCTTCTGCCATTATTGGCTATATTATTCTGTCCTGGCAATTTCCAATACCTCCCATCAGTTTATAAAGGTTGAAAATCCATATTCGTCCTCAATATTACGCATATCTCTTTCAAGTTCATTTGCAATATGGTTAGCATAGGAGATAGCAGAGTATCTATCTTTTCTCATTCCGGATGCTTCCATAACCTTTATTTTTCCATCTGTTTGAGTATAATCAAGATTTATCATCTCATTAATCATGGCAGTTGTTTGATAAAAAGGTTCTTGGAATAGAACTTGTTCTTCAACCAATAAGTTTTGATAAGCTTTACTTCTGTTCAATATATCAGTTGCATCAACCTCATTAATAAGAAGTCTTAACTTACCACGTTTTATACAGTCTCTAAGATATACTGCAGCTTCAGAATTGAATTTTGCAGTAGCTTTTACACTGTATATAATTTCAGGAGCATCAGGTTCTTTACACCTTTCTGCCATTCCCTTATCATTAATACATGTCCATGCCGGGTATACAGTATTACGGTCATCATCAACCTGTTCAATAACAAGATTGTCATATACACCGATTCCGACACCATTTGTATCAACAATTATATAGTCACATTCAAAATCATCAAATAATCTTCTGGCTTTTAAAGCCTGATCGAAAGTATGTCCTCCATCTAGTGTTGTGACATACACTACATTTCGAATATACTGATTATTTGTTGCTGGAATAAGTTGCATAACTACGAAACAGGTAGCATCATTTTTTGATCCACCCTGAGTTGCAATATCCATTGCAAGCAAACGGATTTCTCCGTTTTTCTTTGGTTCAAATTTATATTTAGAATCATTCAGAAAAGCATAATAAGGTTTTGGATAAATTGCTCTTTGAATTTTTCTGATTCTGTCAATAGATTCAAAACTATAGAAAGCCTTTTCGGAACTTCCAAAGAATAAGGAATCCATTTCCATTGACCAAGCAATACTATCGAAGTCGTCCTCTTGCATCTCTTCACGAATCTGTTCTTCTGGGTAATATCCCTCAGATACAGGAAGTTGATACGGGAATCCAACCACCATATAGCTTTCACCTTTAAAAGTCATGGAATTAAAGAATGCTTTAAATTTCGCCCATGACCAATGATACTTATAGTATGCACTACTAAGATAAATCTCTTTATTTGGTTCTTTTGGATATTTCTTTTTATTCTCTTTGACCTTATCACTGTATTCTGGACGATCATAAAATCCAGGTCTACGCTGTCCGGCTTTAAACTTTCTTAATACCTTATCCAAAACGCCTTTATCAATCATACGGAACTCATCCATAATGATTATATTCGCTCTGGCAGAACGGGCAGAATCACTTGCCGTTACGACTTTAATGATAGATCCATTTTTCCAATGTATAAAACCCTCTGCTGGCGAAGTATTTACCTTGGCTATTTCATTCCTAAGATTAGGAGATTTCGGCATGAACTCTTCAACAATTTTATTCAAAACGTTGATGGACTGTCCACGTTGTCCCGCTGCAATACATACTTGCACACCCGGATAGAGAGTACAATACGCACATAAAAATGCAGCAACAATCATAGATTTACCCATGCCTCGACTCGCAATAGTCATAAAATATGTAAATCTGAACATAAATGTAATCATTACTTGCTGAAATGGACGAATCCATTCCATACCAAAGTAATCAATTAAGAATCTTACTGGATTTGCTCTATAATAAGCAGTCCATACATCCAGACCATCCATGATTTT